GGCGAAGAAGCGGTTGGCGTAGGTCTCGGCAGCGATGGCGCCACCGATCGATTCCCGGCAGACTTCAATCGGGTTCAGGCCCATGATGCCGTCATCGCTCAGGGCCTTGAGGTGCCACACCTGGTCACGGCGCAGCACTTCATCACTGCCGTTGCGCAGCTTGTGGCGGTAGCGCCAGCTGCCGTTATCCAGCATCTCGATCTGCACCCGATCAGGGTGCATGGGCAGCAGCTCGGCAATGCCGCCCACGCCATCATCCACGATGCGGTTGAAGGCGTTGCCACGGAACACCAGGTGCCCCTGCACCATCTGGCGCCAGGTGAAGGGCGAGTGATAGCGGTTGGGCCGCAGCGCCATGAGGCGATAGAGCCAGTGATCGGTCACGAAGGTGCGCCCGCCGGTGGCCTTGCGCCGGTAGAGCTCGAACGGCAGCACGGCCATGCTCTGGCTCAGCACCTGCACGCTGGCATACACGGCGCCGTGGCGCATGGCGGTGTCACTGGTCACGCGCACGCCGCTGGCGCTGCGCAGGCTCACCGGGCTGAACCAGAAATCACTGCCGGGGCTGCGGTCATCCTCCGTGCGCATCAGGCTGGTGAACATCAGCGGCCCCCTGTGATGTAGGCACCGAAGCCGGTGATGAGCGCCAGCGCCACGCCGCCGGCCAGCAGGCCAGCGCCCAGGCCCCAGGTGAGGCCGGTGCCGGCGCCGATCAGCCCCAGGGCCGCCAGCATGCTCAAGTCATAGACGGTTCGATTCATGCCAGCTCATAGTCAACGTCGATCACCGTGGTGGGATCGACGAACATGGCCATGGAGCCCGCCATGCAGGCCGCCACGATGCCGTCAATGCGCCCGTTGGCGCGGCTGCGCCGCTTGTCGGGGCGAAAGTTGTCGTTGCTGTCGTAAAGCAACGCGGTGTTGTCAGCGCAGTAGCGCAGCACGGGCTGGCCACCGTGGCGCAGCTTGCGGGCGTACACCAGGCGCTCCAGCAGCTTGGCGCCGGGGTACATGCCGCCGGTGTTCTGCGGCACCTCCACCATGGGGATGCCTTCGCCAATCAGGTCATTGGCGATCTGCAGGGCGTTCCACCGGTCAAAGCCCAGGCGCTCCACCTGGAAGCGCTCGCAGGCGTTGCGGATCTCAGCCTTCACCGGCTCGTAATCGGTGACATCGCCCGGCGTGCCCACCAGGTGGCCGGCACGCTGCCAGGCCACGTAGGGCGCGGCATCGTCTTTGCCCTGGGTGTCGATCTTTGTCTGGGGCGCCCAGAACCAGCAAAGAAGGTGCCACTGGGTCTCGCCATCTTCCGGCGGGAACAGCAGCACCAGCGCCACCAGATCGCGCGTGCTGGCCAGATCCAGCCCGCCGAAGCAGCGCCGGCCGAGCAGCTGCTGGGCGTCGAAGGGCGCGCCGCCCTTGTCCCACACCGTCAGATCGAACCACCCGTCAGCCGCGCCGCACCAGATGTTCAGATCCTTGGTTTTGAAGTTAACCGCAGCACTGGGCAGCGCGGCGGCCTTGCGCGCCTGGGTGCGCATGTAGCCCAGTTCTTTGGCGCTGCCCAGGCCGGGGTTGGCCTTGATCCAGTTGGCCTCGTTGAAGGGGTCGTCACCCTCGTCCAGGGTGTAGATGTAGCCAAACTGCGAATCATCCTGCCGCTTGCCCTCGAGCACGCTCTGCAGGTAGCTGCGCACCTCGGTGCAGATGCCGTCTTGAACATAGCCGGCGGTGGTGATGGCGCTGAGCAGCGGCTGCTTGCGGGCGCCCAGCGCGCTTTCCATCACATCCCATACGTCGCGATCCTTCTGGGCGTGCAGCTCATCGAACAGGATGGCGCTGGGGTTCAGGCCGTCCAGGTTGTCAGCGTTGGCCGGCAGCGGGCGGAAGACGCTGGTGCCGAGCATCACCCGCTCTTGGTTGATGCCCTCGTACACCTTGAAGCTGCGCGCGATGCCCGGCGATCGCCTGGCCCAGCGCTTGATGTTGGCGAAGGCCGGGTTGAACACCGTCATGGCCTGGTCGCGCGTGGTGGCCACCGCGTACACCTCGGCGCCTACCTCGCCATCGAAGCCAAACAGGTAGGCGCCCTGCGGTGCCTTCCAGGTGCTTTTGCCGTTCTTGCGGGCCACCTCTTCATAGCCGCGCGTGAAGCGGCGCAGGCCGGTCTCAGCCCAGCGCCAGCCGTACAGCACCGCCGTCCAGAACTTCTGCCACGGGTCCAGCAGGATCGGCTCTGCCGCCTTGGGGCCCTTGATGTGGACGAAGAATCGCTGAATGAAATCGATGATGTGCGCGGCGTGGTAGGGGCTGAACACCAGCCCGCGCTCGGCGCCGTCGCGCATGTCTTCATAGTGCCGCAGCACCGCCAGCCAGACCCACTTGCCCACCACCACCTGGCCGCTCAGCACGGCCAGGCCGTAGGCGTCCCACTCGTGCAGGGTGGCCGGCGTCAGTCGTTCAAGCTGGGCCTTGGTGAGGCGCCGCGCCTTGCGGCCTCGAGCAGATCCGCGAACAGATCGTCCTGGCCGCTGTCGCTGCCGGCTTCCTTGCGCACCCGCGTCAACGATGGGATGGTCAGACATGCCTTCGGCAGCCATTGGCCCAGCTCCATCTTGAGGCGCTTCTCATCCTGTGCCCACGGTGACTCGCTTGCCCAGCCGCTCTGGGCCGTCTGATAGCGCCCCTTCTGGGCGCACTCCGCGCAGGCCTGCAGCCAGCCGTAGTACGTGCGCACGATGATGGCGATGGGCAGGCCGGCGGTGAGGTGCTCGATGCCCGCGTCACGCAGCCGCGCACACAGGTAGTCGAATACCCGACGCTCGTCTGCCTTCAGGTCGATCAGTGGCGGCGGTTCGGGTGATTTCACCGCCCGGCTGCCGCCGCGCGCCGTGTCCACCTCGACATCCGGCAGCTTGGTTTCATCCATCGCGCATCCCCTACCTGCCAAGCCCTGCCCGCCAAACCCCAGGGGGGTAGTTTTCCCCCTCCACAAAAATTCGGCTGGAGGATCGGTTGCCAGTGGTCGGGTGGGGAGGATTTGACCCCCTACCCCCGGCGGTGGAGCGCCAGAGCGCCCTGCTCTTCCACGGTCTTGCGTGAGTGGCAGGGCTTGCACAGGCTCTGCAGGTTGCTCGGGTCATCATTGGTGTTGTCACCATCGATGTGATCCACTTCGGTTGCCGGCATGAGCCAGCCGTGCTGCACCTTGCACTCACGGCACAGCGGCTCGTATCGCAGGTGGGCCGGCCTGGTGCCGTCGCGCCAGCTGCGCAGGTCATACTTCCTCGGGCCGCGCCCTGCTCTGCGGTGCTGGTCGATTGATCTGGCGCGCTGCACTGCATGCGCCTCGCATCGCCCACCCTGCGTGCCGATGGCGCTGCAGCCGAAGTGGGTGCAGGGCTTGGGGGCTGAGGTGGGCATGCGCAGAATGAAAGAAGCCCGACCACTTGCGCAGCCGGGCTCGCTGTGATTCGTCGGGAGGGAACAAACCGCAGCTTGTCTAAACTGTACCGGTTTTGTCTCACCCCTAAAACCCCCTCCCGGCACCCATGCGCTGCAGGCTTTCCACCCGTTGACGTTCCGCCG